CTCCTTTTAAAGATTATTTATGAATTTAGGATTTGACGCAATATCACAGTTTCCCATATCGCAAGTAGCGGCGGACAACGTAGTAACTATTACAGTTACAGGCAATAATTTAATTGCTAATATTGGTAATCCAAATATTGCAGCTGATGCCATTACAGAAATAGCTGTAGGTAGTCCATTAACACTTGGCACTGGAACAGTAACAATTGTAGGTACAGCAAATCTTGAAGCATCTAAAAATCCATTAGTTTTAGGAACAGGAGACGTTACAGTTAGTGCAGATGCTAA